ACAATCGAATCAACTCCTGGCTTTCCCACAGAGTTTCGATTCTGGGAAGACATCGTGACGAACTGGTTCTGAGGTTCTTTGCGAAGTTCAGCCATGAGATTCATTGATTCACCCATAGGGTTAACATAATCTGCATAGTCGAAAAAAGCGCTATGCGAACCGATGTCTGTTACATCGATCCAAAATACCATAAATCCTTCAAGCTGTTCCATCATCTTCTTTCTGTTCATCTAACTCAGGCTGAGTTGGGGCTGGCGGACGATACCGCTCAAACGAAAATAGCTGTGTGATTGCAGATTCTGGCAAATGATTCTGACGAGCAACTTCCAAAGCCATTGCCCGATTCTTAAACAACTGAGGAATGAAATCCCCATTGCCATCTTTCAGAGTGTATCCTGCCATTCTATACATGTCTAATCCTTTAACTATTACGTTAATTATAACCTAGAGTGAAGTGAAAGTAAACTTAGACTAATTGTGCTCTAAGAGCAGCGATCTGAGCATCAACACCTTCGAGCCATGTTTTACCTTCTACAGTCAACGTAGCTTCTCTAAGTCTACGAGGAGTGATTGTAATTTCAAGCTGAAAAATTTGTGCAATAATTCCTCTATTTGGCGATACTAGCGGATTAGTTATCGCGTCAATTTGTTCTGGAGTTGCCGGAACAAAGTGTTGAGGGATTACTTCATCTTGAGAACCATCTTCCTCGTACGCATACAAGGTATTATCATCGGGGTTAATAAAATATTTCATAAGGTACCTTTAACGTAATTCCCACCATTCGCGGATATAACATGGTTCACTAGCAATTTCAACTCGATATGTTGAACCATTTGGAACAACAATACTTCCTACAGCTGCATTGCCGCCACCGGAGTTTGTATTATAGTTAAAAAGTGGACCGCCCACGCCATTAATGTAAATTCTAACTGCAGCCGTAGACCATGTATCACGAGCAACATACAGGTGAACGGTTATTGGCTTGCCAGTTGAGTTAGTGTATGTAACTGCTAATGCACGAGAGCCAGTAAGTGCTTGCCATGTCTGTCCTATACCAACCCCAATGTTTGACGCAGGTGGTGGATTTAACGGTGAATAAACTCGGTTACCACTTTCGTAAAGAACAACAGCATTTATGCCGGTGTTAGAGTTAATGCCATAAGTTGCATTGCCTTCCAAGTACCAACCACCGCCATTGAAACCGATTGCTCCATATCCGCTAGAGCGAATAGTAACCATTGCACTTGAATAAAGATTAGTATCACCGCCTGCAGAATTATTCCATGTCGCCTGATAGAATGCTCCATCTGTTCTATTAGGATTTTGGTTAACACCATTTGATCTACCAGCCGTTAAATTTGCAGCTGTACCAGTCAGTTGTGCTGTAAAATTCGTCATCGTGTATGTGCGAATATAGTTATCACTTGAAGCATATACGCGTGTAATACCAGTGGTTCCATTATCACCAGATATAGTATTGATCCAACCAAAGTTTGTATAACCGCTTGCGTCAGTCCGAACAATTTGGTTGGCTACGTTATTTGTTCCTGTTGAATTGACTGCTAGGCCGCCAGCGTTTGTAGCATTAGCAACAGAACCAGAAGATGTAACATACCCTGCTGGGTTAGCATTTGAATAAGGTGTGAAGCCATAACCAGTTGTAGCTGCAGCAGAAATTTGTGCTGCTGAAATAGCACCAGCATTTCCGTTTACAGAAGTAACTCCAGCACTACCTGTAGAAGCAGCTGTAATACGGCCTTGCGCATCAACAGTTATTGCCGCATTTGCGTATGATCCCGGAACAACTGCAGTATTTGCTAAAGCAATTGTTCCTGTTGTGGTTATTGCACCACCAGATAAACCAGTTCCTGCAGTAACAGTTCTTACAGTACCAGTGTTGTTTGTGTAACCAGATGGGTTAGCTGCATTATAGGGCGTATATCCTAAAGCAGCAGTTATCGTTGGCACTGTGAGTGATACAGCATTTTGTCCAACCTTTGTCCATGCAAGTCCATTTTGCGGAAAGTGTGTAACTGTTCCAGACGCCACAGTTAATGGATCGACGCATACATAAAGAATAGATTCAACAGGCTTAAACCATAATTGACCTATAGTTGGACCAGCCGGTGGAAGATCTGATGCAAAATTCTCCAAGAGATACATAAAGTTCTCTTGCTGAATAGGTCCATAATTCAATAGCCCAGTGCCAGTAAGAACAATAGATGTTGAAGTGTCACTATTTTTGGGTTGCAATGTAATGGAGTTCTTGTAAAGGAGCCCCTCTACACCCTTGCTTGACCAGTTAAGAATTACATCTGACATTGTCGCTCCAATTTTAAATCTAATTCATATTTATAGGAAGCTAAAGGGTACAGGCTCATCTCCAAACTGATCTGGATTCTCTTCAGGTTGCTTATCGGCGTCAGGGTCTACAGACTCATAGACGATCTTTCTAGCACTGTCATCATAAGAAGCTAATCTTCCTAGTACCTTCATGACAACTGCCATAGCCATAATCGTATCATCAGTGCATCCAGCTTTAGCTTGGTAGGTGCCATTAATCGCAATGAAGTTCTGAAGTTCATATAGAAGATATTCAGAGTTGATTTGAATTCCACTAGCACCCTTCTCAACGAGATTCTTAAACTGCATACATGACAGAAGCTTTGACTTACCAGTAGTATAGCAGCCTAAACGACCATTAGCAGACTCATTATAGAGCTCTACACCATCAAGATAGATACCACCATCTAATGAATCATCATTCTGAATCATTGCTACTAGAGCTTCACCGACACCATTGCGTTCAAATGACCAGATAATTTCAGACTTGCCTCTGTTAGCATCTGCCTTCCTAAGCAATTTGAATAACCATTTCAACTTAGCATAAATCAAAGGGATATGAACTGTGTTGTTTCTAAACTCTGCTACCTGAATCATGGACGGGTATTCAATGACTTCGATAACAGTATAGTCCTTACCATTACCAGTAGCGGGGTCTACACCTACTAGGTATGTCTTACCCTTACCACCAAGCTCTTCTTTCCAGAAGTTGAAGCCCATGTTCTGGGTAAGTGGTTTGTTGGCCTTAATATAACTGAGCTTGAGCGAGTCCATCAACAGTGCATCTGATGAAATGAACTCGCATAAAACTTCTTGTCTGAAACCGATTGGTCCAAGTTCGCCCTGCATCTGTTTGATGTAGGCTTCCTTACGGTCGGGGTGTAGGTGCCATGGGAAGAATACAGGTTTAAAGCTGTTCTCACCGGAGTTTGCGCCTCTCCAAAGTGTAGCAAACAAATCAGTATCACCGTTAGGTGTAGATGAAATGATAGCAGAACCACCAGTGGATAGTGTAGGAGATAGTGAACGCCACATTTCTGTTTGAACACGTGGCGAGATGAATGCTAACTCATCAAGGTATAGTTTGGAGATTGACAATCCTCGACCAGTCTTTTCAGTAGTTGCTTCAGACTTAATACGAGAACCATTGTCGAATTCAATGTTGTGCTTGTTGTAATACTTACAACCTGCTTTTAGCCAGTGTGGAAGTTCCTCATATGCAAATCGGATACGATCCATAATTTCCATAGCGTGGCTGTTGTTCTTAGAAGCGATGACATCAGTCTGGTCTCTATTAAACATTGCATGCCATAGAATGTACATAGCAATTGTTTGAGTCTTACCCATCTGACGGGAGATAAGAGCGATAACACGGGTACTGTCTTCACATGCTCTAATAAGTTCCTCTTGATAAGGATAGAGATCAAATAGGATTTTACCGCGGGTAGGATGCTGAAGCCAGATGTATTTGCGAATGAAGTAGACAGGGTCCTTCTGACACTTCACGAGCTCTTGAATTAGCTCGGGTGTATATTCCGATTCTGTGTACGCTCGTTTAATGAGCTCATTTCCAGCCATAGTATCTCCTATTATATTACAGGGACACGTGTAACGTTTTAATAAACCTGTAGTTTATTTATACGGACCGGAAGAGGAATTTCTCAATATTTCGAAGTGTCT